TACCGATATTTATCACCCACACCGTTCGTTTGGATATGATAATTTCAGTGAAAAAGGCCTATGTGGATCTATTATGATTCACAAGGATTCACATGTGCAAGGTTCAATTATTGGGATGCACGTTGCCGGTTCTCCTACATCGGGAGTTGGTTTGTCACAATTGGTGACTAGAGAAATTGTCCAAGAGATGTTGACAGAATTGGGAATAGAACACCATCGAGTAGATTTCCCTCCTTGTGAGCCAATCTCGGAAAATCTTGCAAATAAATATGCAAATTACGACGAGATTGAATTGCTGGGACAGGTTGACTCAACGTTTGGGGTACGCATGGCTGAAACATCTCAGTTAAGAGAAAGTCTTGTATTTGACGCTTTTCAGGTACATAAGACGGAGCCAGCGCTTCTCAAAGTTACAGATGGGGTTAGTCCCATGAAGAATGCCTTGGATAAAGCGGAGCTTTCGCCAGGAACTTTTGATCAGGATATTCTTATTGAAGTCTCTAGAGAAATGGATTATATGTATGCGTCCTTAGATACGTATGGGTATGCCAGGACTCTATCATATAAGGAGACTTTAAATGGATTTCCGGGTTCCAATCATCTCAATTCCATTGATCTTTCGACTTCCAGTGGTTATCCCTATGTGCTATATAGGAAACAATCGGGAAAGAAGGATTTGATGGATTTCGTTGATATGGGGGGTGGTGAAGCCATTCACTACACCAAGGGATTCTTTCGTGAGTTAAAAGCTGAGGAATTGAAACTGCAACGTGGAAAAGTTCCTTTCTATATTTTCACTGCTTCTTTGAAAGATGAGCGTAGGGATATAGCAAAAGTAGTGCAGGGGAAGACACGTATGTTTTCAGCTGGCAACGCTATGCTATTGGTATTGTGTCGCCGTTATTATGGTGGTTTTATAGCCTTTTTGACTGCAAATTCAGCTAAATTGGGTTCTAAAGTTGGTGCTAATCTATGCGGATCAGATTTTGCAAAAATTTACGCTTACTGTACGGCAGGAGTTGCCAAAGAGGAATCTTTGCACAATTGGTTACATGGAGATTTCTCCTCCTATGACATATCCCTGTCTTCGATGTTAATTGAGCGTTTCTTTATTGCCGCTTGTAATTGGTATGAGCGTCATAAGAAGTGCGATCCTGATTTTGAACAGAGTCAGTTGGTGAGGAAGTCCCTATCTAAGTGCTTTGACGGACCAGTCCATATTATGGGCAGAGTCCTCTTGAGTTTTGGAAAGGGTAATACTAGCGGCAATTTTGCAACTGTCCACATAAATGGATATATCAATGAGTTAACTCATAGATATATTTATTATAAATTGGCGCAACAACAGGGTGTTAATCCACTTTCTTTCAATGAACATGTGAAGTTGGTTACATATGGTGATGATTCTATGGGAATTGTTAAGGATTCTGCTAAGGAATGGTTTAACGGTGAGACCATAGCTCCCATTTTTAAAAAGGATTTCGGCATGGTTTATACGAATGCCAATAAAGGATCAGATCTTGCTCTAGTGGGTAGAGATGCTGTGTCCTTTTGCAAGCGTAAATTTTATTTCCATAATGATTTGAATATGGTTGTGGGAGCCATGAATGTGGATGATATCCTGGAAATCACAAATTGGATTAAGGAATGTGGAGATTATGAAGCAGCTACTGTAGGTAATATAGAAGCAGCTGAATCAGAAATGTTTCTTAGGG